TTAATGGTGCTGTTGATATATCAGGAGCTTTAACTCTTGCTGGTACTACTTTAGCAGAAACTATTTCTGATACAGTTGGTGCTATGGTATCTTCAAATACTGAAACAGGTATTACAGTTACTTATGATGATGCTGATAATACTTTAGATTTTGCTTTAAGTGCAGCACAAACAACTATTACATCTTTACTTGCAACTGATATTAAAATTGGTGAAGATGATCAAACTAAAATAGATTTTGAAACTGCAGATGAAATACATTTTTATGCAGCAAATGTAGAACAAGTTTATCTTGGTGATAATATATTTGGTCCACAATCTGACAGTGATGTAGATTTAGGATCTACAGGTGTTAGATGGAAAGATGCATTTATAGATTCAATTACAACTACAGGTAATATTACTATTGGTGGAGATCTTACTGTAAGTGGTGATGATATTACTATGGGTACAAATACTGCAGGTAATTTATTAGTTGCAGATGGTACAAATTTTAATTCAATAGCAGTTAGTTCATTATCTGAAATAGGTACGGCTGCAAGTGACGATGTTTTTATAGCAATAGATACTTCAGGTGGAGGACTTAAAAAAATTACAAGAAGTTCTATTATTGCTGGAACTGGTTCAAGTGGAGATTTAGCTAATGTTGTAGAAGATACTTCACCTCAATTAGGTGGTAATCTTGATATGAATGGTGCAGATATTGTAACCACTTCTAATGCAACTATTGATTTAGCTCCTAATGGAACTGGAACAGTTGTTGTAAGAGGTAATACAAATTCTGGAGCAATAGTATTTAATTGTGAATCTAATTCACATGGGCAAACAGTTATTGCACAGCCTCACAGTGCAGGTGTTACAAACACTATGTTATTACCAGCTGGTGCTAATTCGACTTTAGTATCTTTAGTATCTACAGATACACTTACAAACAAAACTTTAACATCTCCTAAAATAAATGAAGATGTAGCAGTAACTTCTACTGCATCAGAAATTAATTTAATAGATGGTGACACTGCAAGAGGTACTACAGCAGTTGTAGATGCAGATGGTATTCTTCACAATGATGGTGGCACAATGAGAATGACTAGTGCTGCAACATTTAAAACATATTTTACAAGTGGTGTATCTTCAGCAGCAGATGACATTACAGCAGGTGATGGGGCGGTTAATATTACAACTTCATCAGGTGATATCACAATTGATACCGCAGCAGGTGATGCAGATATTATATTTAAAGGAACAGATAGTAGTTCAGATATTACAGCTTTAACTTTAGATATGTCAGCAGCTGGGGCTGCTATATTTAATTCAACAGTTACTACAACAGGATTAATTCTTGGTTCAACAGCAGTTACATCTACTGCAGCAGAATTAAATTTACTTGATGCAGTAGCTAGAGGTAAAATAATTTATGGTAATGCTAGTGGAGCTTCTGCTCTTTTAGCTCCAGGTTCAAATGGTCAAGTATTAACTTCGGATGGAACTGATATAGCTTGGGCAGATAGTGCTGGAGGTGCTGATCCATCTTCTGCTGATGGAGATACTTTAGGTACAGCGTCTCTTGAATGGAGTGATCTATTTCTTGCTGATGGTGGACAAATTTTATTTGGTAATGACCAAGATATAACATTAACACACGTTGCAGATAGTGGACTTGCATTGAAATCAATTGCAACAGCTGATAATAAACCTGTTAGGTTAGTTTTACAAACAGGTGAAACTGATATGGCAGCATCCGATGTTATTGGTGCTATTGACTTTCAAGCACCAGACGAAGGAACAGGCACAGACGCAGTATTAGTTTCTGCTTCTATTGAGGCAGTATCAGAAGGTGACTTTAGTGCATCAGCTAATGCTACTTCTTTAGTATTTAAAACAGGTGCTTCTGAAGCTGCCGCTGCAAAATTAAAACTTACAAGTGCTGGTCATTTACTTCCTGCAACAGACGATACACATGATTTAGGTAGTGCAAATTTCCAATGGAGAAACATTTATACTGGAGATTTACATCTATCTAATGAAAGTAAATCCGAAGGAAATATTGTTGATGGCACAACTGGAAATTGGACTATTCAAGAGGGTGCAGAAGAACTTTATATCCTTAATAACAAATCTGGCAAGAAATATAAGTTTAAATTAGAGGAAGTTTAAACATGGCAATTATTTCTAATGCAGTAACCATTGCAGACGCTGGAGCATTTTCAGTTAATCTAGGTTCATTGATTCATATTAAAACTTTAACTGCTAGTAGTTCTGGAACATTGTCATTCGTACATGGAACTAGTGGAGTAGTCTTGGATAGCACATATCCTATTTATAAATTTGAATTTATAAACAATCATCCATCAAGCGATCAAGCAAACTTAGGTTTTAATGCGTCAATAGATAGTGGAAGCAATTATAATGTAACTAAAACAACTACATTTTTTTACTCTTATAATAGAGGAAGTGATGCTGCTAATACTTTTCAATATGACGGTAATAGAGATTTAGCACAATCTGCATCTCCTCAAATTATATCTTTTAATTCAAATGTTGATAATTACAGTAGTACAAGTGGTTCTTTAACTTTATTTAATCCATCTAGCACAACTTTTGTAAAGCATTTTTTATCTACTACTAATGATGATGCTCAAACAAGTGGAGAACAAGGTTTATCACAAGTTTGTCATGTTGGTGGATATATAAATAATACTTCGGCAGTTAATGCAGTTCAGTTTGCATACAGTTCAGGAAATATTGATGCTGGTAAAATTAAACTCTATGGAATAAAGGATAGTTAATATGACAGTTATATCTAATGGAACAAATTTAATAAACAATGGTACTTTAGATAGTGCAGTACCAACTGGTAAAATGATTTTAATTAAAACCTTAACTGCTAGTTCTGATGGGACTTTAGATTTTGTAAATGGTGCATCTTCTGTAGTATTTGATAATACTTATGACAGCTATGTATTTAAGTTTATTAATATTCATCCAGCAACTGATACAACACAGTTTGCATTCCAAGTAGATACTGGAACAAACACATCTTACAATCAACAGATTACATCTACTTTTTTTAGATCAATACATAGTGAAGCTGATGATTATGCAGTAGTACAATACAAAACAGAACAAGATCAAAATAAAGGAACTGCTTTTCAAAAAATATGTATAAATGTTGGTAATGCAAATGATGAAAGTTGTGCTGGAACTTTAGAAATATTTAATCCTAGTTCCTCAACTTTTTATAAACATTTTATAGCTCATACAAATACTTATAGAGGTGAAGATCAATGCGAAACTGGATTTCTAGCTGGGTTTGTTAATACTACAACTGCATTAACAAGAATAAGATTTAAAATGTATTCTGGCAACATAGATGCTGGTTTAATTAAAATGTATGGGATTGGAGGATAGATGGGTTTAATTAGTAATGGTTCAACAATATTTGATGCTGGTTCTATGTCTGCTGGTTTTGGTAATAACATGGTGTTTATTAAAAAATTAACAGCTGATGCCGATTCAACTTTATCGTTTGTAAATGGAGCATCAAGTGTAGTATTAGATTCTACCTACAAAGAATATTTATTTACATTTAATAATATGCACCCAGAAACAGGTGGTTCTGAATTTTTAATAAATTTTTCACTAGATACTGGTTCAAATTATAATGTTACTAAAACAACAACAAGTTTTAGAACTTTTCATCAAGAAGGTGGTGGTGGAGGTAATATAAGTTACGATGCTGGTAGAGATTTAGCACAAAGTACAGCATTTTTTGAATTAGGCCATGATATTACTGGGGATAACGATGGTTGTTTGAGTGGAACTTTACAATTATTTGATCCAGCAAGTACAACTTTTGTAAAACATTTTATTGCTACAACTAACACACATCAACAAGATGAAAGTAATAGAGCATCAATAGAAAATTTTAAAGCTGGATATTGTAACACAACATCAGCAATTGATGCAGTACAATTTAAAATGAGTGCTAACAACATAGATGCTGGAGATATTTGCCTTTACGGAATACTATAAACATGTTAATTAAACACAAAGGAAAAAACTATGCCAAGATATCATAATATAAATGGTAACAGAGTACAATTTACAGCAGCTGAAGAAACAGCTAGAGACAATGAGGAAACAGCTTGGACTAATGCTGCTCCTGCTAGAGCTTTAGCTGATCTAAGATCTAAAAGAGATGGTCTTTTAAAAGCTCATGACTGGGAAATTTTATCAGAACTTGAAAAAGGTAATGCTATATCAGACGATATGAAAACCTACAGACAAGCTCTTAGGGATTTACCAGATGGTAAAAATACTGTTGCTAAATGTACAGACGCTACGTGGCCAACTAAACCTTAATGGCTAGACAAAGTTTTTTACATTTTACGCCAAGAGATAAACCTAAGAAAAGACCAGGGGTTCACAAAAAATCAATGAATAAAGATGAGAAACGTCAAATGAAACTAACAAGATATAAAGGACAAGGAAGATAAATTATGGCAGCAACAGTAGATACCGTAGCATTACAGACAGGCTCAGTTAAGCCTACGTCTAGTAATCAAACTACAGCAAGTAAAGCTACATCTTTAATTGAGTCTATAGTAGCTAAACCTACTATGCCTACGGGGACTACTATATCTCCTCAATTACAGAATGTAGGACCTAATGAATTAATGA